GGGAGTGCGTCCTGTGCCACATCCGACGTGAATTTGTAGGTCCATGAAACCGGGTAATCTGTACGAATCCGGCCCTGCAGTTTTGGTGCTCGGCGGATGAAGGTTCGCTGCCCCAAATCCTCAAGCGACGGCCATAGCGGTGCCGGGGCGAACGGATAAGATAGGTAGCCTACCGCCGACCCGCTTTGCGTCATCCGGACCAGCGTGAAGTCGTTCACGACTTGCCGGACCGCCTTCGTCTTGAGCGTCTCTAAATAGGCGAACCTCGGCCCTCCAGTGCCCTGTATCGTCACGGTCTCCTCAAAGCTGAGGATTGTACTGTCCCCGAGAAAATCAGCCTCTAAAACGATTGTATATTCCCTGATCGTGGCGAACTCTGCACCGGTCTTGCCCTGGAACGACGGTGGCTGGACGACCCGTACACCTGTTAAAGTTTCGCCGGAAATGATCCGGACGTGCGTTTGTGTAATTCCATCATCCTGGAAGAGGATCGCGTTGAACCCGTCCTGAGAATACGCGGATTCCAGGTCGGTCGATTTCGCGGTGATATCCGCCTGAGAGGTCCCCTGCAGGATGCCTTTCAGCTCGATCCGGGTTCGCAGCCCACGGCGGTTGCCCCGCTGGTCGAACAGGGCCGACTGCCGGAAGGCGTGCTCGACCTCGTTAGCTGCGTGAATGTAGTTGCCGTATGAGAAGATCATGGGTATTGTGGGTTAGGTAGATTCATTCAGGAGATAAAACATGAAAACGTTTCTTGCAATCGTGCTGTGCTTCTGTGCTGGCTGCGGGGTCAGTGAACAGGAAAGGCTGGCAAAACGAATCAATGACAAAATGGACATTGAAGAATCGAGAGAAAAGAGGCTCAAACCTTTTATTGAAGACAGGGACAGACTCGAACTAACTGCCGAGAATAAAATAAGGAAAATCGAACTTCAACTTGAATATGGGAAATTTACTCCTGACGAAAAAATCCAGTTGCTGAGAGATAAGCTGCAGATCGAGGTGGTGCTGCATGCTTCCATTAACAAACTATTAGGAATATAAATCAGTTGTTCAACTTGTCTACCTGCCCCTGCACGGCGTCGAGATCCGCTTTGTTCTTTCCTAGTAATTCAATCATTTGTTTCAAGAGGTCGATGGCCTGGTTGTTCTCTTTGGTTTTTTCTTCAAGCAGCTCTTTCAGATTCTCAAGATTCTCAACTCGGCCTGGCAAATTGCGGTTGCCACCCGGTTCTAATCGAAATTCTTGTTCGGCCTGTCTGACACGTGTGTCACCGAAACCGAGCGTTTTGAATGCTTCTTGTGCACCTTTATTCTGCTTGAATCTCTCCGACAATATGTCTGAAACGAATTTACTGCCCTTTTCACGGTCCACTCTGGCAAACAGTTCGGCTTGCTGGAGGGTCGGATCTTCACCTCTCGCGACGGCCGCAGCTCCCTTCTCGAAATCAAGCTGGTCAAGTGGACTCAACCCCTCGAAGCGTTCTCGCCTGGTCTGCAACGCACCCTTTTCAAAAGCGACCTTATCCTTGGCTATCTGAAAAAGATTTTGGGAAAGGTCAATTGCGCTTCGGATTGGATCAAGCTGCTTATCCTTGACTGCTTTGATGTCGCGTTCTATTTCGAGTTTCTTTTGAAGAATATCTGTATCACGCTTGTCAATGAGAAGTTTCTGGTCTGCAATTTCTTTTTGTAAAAGCCTTTCTTTGAATAGACTTTCTATTCCCTCGAATGGAACGGCTTCCAGCACTCTGCGGGCTTCTCCGATTTTCCGCTGTGCATCAAAAATTTTGGCCTCTGCATCGCGTGTTATTTTCGCAGTCTCTTCTATGCTCTTTTTTCTCAATGCTGCAATTCGTTCTTCAGTAGTCAAGTCTGCAAATTCAAGCTGTAAGCCGATTTTCCCAAGCTTAATATCCGAAATTGTCTGAAGCTTCTGCCTTTGTTTTTCGAGTGCCTCCGTCGTGTCCTCGATGTCATCCGGAGCATCCCGAAAAAACAGAAACGCCACTCCCACCGCAGTCGCCGCAATGGCGATCGGACCCAGCGTCAACATCAACGCACGCATCGAGTTTGTCGCCGCAGCCCCGGTCACCGCTACCGCCGTGTTCGCAGCCGCAAGCCCGGTCTCGGCAACAGCCGCCTGAGCCGTGACCAGCCGCAAGGCCCTCGTGCCCTCGGTGAGACCTTTGACAACATCGATGCCGCCCTTGAAGATGTCGAACGCACCCTGGACCTGAGCGATGGTCTGCACGACTTTCGCTAGGTCCTCTTCCGATGCGACTCCCACAAACGCGAGGCCGCGTGCCAGCGTGAACGCACCTTCCCCAGCGGTCCGGAACCCCTCGCCCATCTTCAGGCTGTCGTCGGTGAGCTTCTGACGGGACTCTTCCGAAGCCTTGCTGATATCTTCGAGAGCCGGTTTAATGCCGCCGATGTCAAGCGTCAGCTTCTCGACTTCGTCGCCGACTTCTCTGACCGACTTGGATGCGTCCTTCTCGAATTCCTTGAACGCATCCGGTATCCCCGTTTTGACTTCCTCTTGCACTTCCCGGATCGGTAGAAGAATCGGGCCGAGGTCCGGGGCCTTCAGGCGTATCTCATCCTGCTTGATGGCGATTTTGATTATCACATCACGGATGACGTCGGCCATTTCAGCGTCTTCTCATCATCTGGGATATCGTTCGGTTTACATCCATCCGCTCGATTGCATCTTCAACCCACCGAATCGTGGCGGCGTTGCGTCGTACAACCGCGTCATCAGGGAACTGGCTGACAGCCCGGCATTCGAGGTAGTGCTGATAACACTGTTGGTTCTCAGGTGTTAGACTCGAATTCGATTCCGGAGAGACTTTTGCACACCCGGTCCCCTCCGGATGCTCGTCATCTTTGTAGGGTCCGGGGAATCCGCACGCCGGCTTGGCTCCCTTTGGCCGTCGTATCGGCTTCCCGCTTCGCAGGTTCAGCTCCCCCGTCTCATGGTCGTACATCCAAGCCTGACAATGTTCACACGATCGGTATGCAACTTCCGGGTGACACTGCATCAGCATCAGCCCGGTTGTGAGTTTTTTACCGATTCCAATTCTTTTATCTCGTCGGAGACGGATTCGCCCATGATGATTAAATACATCCGGTTGAATAGGTGCGGCTCGTTTTGGAGCACATTATCAGCGGTCACTTCCACTTCAGCCCCATCCGGGTCCACTATGTCCCACGTAACCACGTGAGAAGCCACAAGCTCGGCCGCAAGTTCTTCTGTTTTAGCCAGTCCTGTTTCCGTCCCTTTGGCGTGTTCAATGCGGATGAGTCCGTTGACGACAGTCCGCTGAATGACGGTCGAAGGACGATAGGTGAATCGCACGTCCGGGTGAAATTCGGTCGCTGCAATGAACCCGTCCCGTGTGTATCCGTCAGGAATGAATGCACATTTTCCGTTTCGCTCACTCATAGAACCTCCGATTATTGTACGCTGTCGTTTTGGATCACGATTTCCCGTGTGGCCCCGGTCATGCGGGCGATGCCTTCGATCTCCAATACGATCTCGTCTTTGCTGTTGACTGTCGGTGTCACGGGCGGGACCTGCAGTGTGCCCAGCGTGAACGTCGTTGTCATGGCTAAGTTAGTGAAAAGAACGACGGCGGCTATTCCGGCTGTCGCCTGCTCGTAAAGCACACGCTCATTCGCCGAACTGAATGGTATTGTAAATTTGCAGGTCACAATTCTGTCGCCAGCAGTCAGGTTGGTCGCTGTTAGCGAATTACTGAACCGCCGCTTCAACACATTGTCAATCTTGATCTCAAAATCCATGCAAGTAATTGCATTGCCCCCGAGCGTTACGACTGCCTCGGAAAACGAATAGGGATCGTTGTTCGTGGCGATTCCTGGCGAGTGCGTTGGGGCTGTGGTTCCGACGACTTCCGACAAGCCCATGATGTCGAGTTCAAGTTCCAGCAGCCCACCGGCCGATGCCCGGAACATGCCGGAGTTGACTTTGCAATCCCGATATTCAAACTGTTCTACGCCGGTCCCAAATTCTTTATTTACGGCGAAAATTGCCGTATTTCCGCTCAGCGCCTCGGCTAAAGCGAATGTGTCTGTTGATGCTTCGGCAGCACCCAGAATCCACGGCAGCCACGCGTCAAGATCCTTCGGTGCCGGGTT